CGGGGAATTTGCCGCGTCCGTCGTACTTCCACTTGCCAGTGGGTTTGAAGTAAAGAAATGTGCAATCTTCCATGTCGTTTATTCCCTGTCGCTCTTGTGCGTCCCGTGCGGCCACCCGCACGATCTCAAAATATTATGCCAACCAGCGTCATCAAAGCAGCACCGCTGACGAAGCCGAAGGCAGCTCCAACAAAGCCAGCGATGTGAATTTTGCGCTCTATCTCTTGGTCATCCATCACACATCCTCCTCAAACTTATTAGACAGCGGCTTGATCGGTTGCTTGCTGAACACCCAACGCCATTGCGGTTTTGTGTAGCCTGGAACCTTGATGAAATCACGCACCCGATAGAGCTTTCCAGCTTCAGCCATGTTGTTGAGATAGCTTGAGGTGCGAGCAATGCTGTCACCGAGCATATCAGCTCCCTCAGACGCCGATATGCGTTGGTCATAGCGCAACATGCGGAAAAGACGCTCACCCTGCTCTATGCCGTGCTGGCGGCGTCTCTCGGCCAACTCAACGGCACTTGGGTGCATGGTTGACTTGCGAACCTGCATCGACGGCAGTGGATCACGATTGCCTAGCTTGTGCTGCAACTTTTCAAACTCAAGCAGGCAATGGCCATATGTGATCTCATAGCGCACATGCTTGTCAGTCACGCCCTCCAAACTGGCTTTTAGTCGGGCTTCGGCAGATCGCTGATCGCGGACTTTAGCTTCTCGATCAGCGCGCTTTGCTCTTGCAGCCTCTGCTGCAACGCTGGCCGCATCGCTGTCTTCGGTTCCGACAGCAGTATTGAGTTCACTCTCTCGAGCCGTTTTATATATTGCATTATTAGGTCCATATTCGCGCTTCTTTCTCTTTAGGGTGATATTTAGCTGACTGGTGATCCGGCCAACAGTGGTGGGGCTGACGCGCAGGAGGTCAGCAATTTCGGCTTGAGACATATCCATCTCGGCGCACTTCATGACCTGATCGGTCAAAACTTGTGTGTGGCTCATTCGTCTTCCTCCAGCGGTTCAATCTGACCTTTTCCACTGCAGTTGTCGCAATCCTGCACTTCCGACTCAAAGTCGCCGTGCCAGGTTGCACTTTGGCGAACCCAGACTTCACGCTCAACCTGGCCTTCGCCATCACATTCGGGGCAATCAATAAGATCACTCATATGACGTATCCAGAAAATCAGAGGCGTCCATAGCCCACAAGATAAAGCTGGGCTTGGTCAAGCCGACGCGATTGTGAACAGCAGCTCGGGCAATGCGTCCAGCGTTGAAATTGCGCTGGGCCGAGTTGCCTGCGGTTTTGCTGTCAATGTTAAGATATTCAGCAATCTCGGAGGTCGTGCAGTATTTTGTCTCACCGATGTATTCCAAGACCGCTTGATCTAGCTCTTGCGGTGACATTGGAGCAGGCTCCGGCTCCGGCTGTGGCAACTCAATAATCTCGGCAGTGGTCTCGGGTTGCGGGAACTTAACGCCGTTTTCGACCTTGATTGCCATCCAGGGTGTAGAGTTGGCCTTGTCAGAGTAATTCGGGATCAAGACGGCATTGATGCTGTCGCCAGCGTTAATTGTGTGACCCTCGATTACGCCTGCTGGAATAAACACGCCCTCAGTGGTCTCTGGGTCATAAGCAAACCCAAAGCCATGAAAATGGACGTTGGTTACGATGATTGATTTAGTGTGCATTACATTTTCCTTTGTTTTAACATTCTGTACCCCCTCATCACATATTATAACAATATGCGCAATAGCTATTTTTCGCTTGCACTAATATTTATTTAATATTAAGCAGGAGGGGCAAACATAGGAGGGTCCGATGGATCACAAGCAGTTAATAGGGTTTACCCAGGCCCAGAAGGAAGCCATCGCAGAAGCGGCGCGCCGATCTGGGCTATCTTTTACAGCATTCGTGCGCAGTTCCGCTGTAGCAAGGGCGGCTGATGCTGGCATTGAAGTTACGCAGCCGCAGCCGGACTGATGGTCAACGGGCGCAATAAGGGCGCATCATTTGAGCGGGAAGTTGCCAACATGCTTCGCGATGAGCTGGGCATCGGCTTCAAGCGCGATCTGGAGCAATACCGTGCTGGCGCTCACGCTGACCTGATCCCAGACGATCCAGCATTCCCGTTTACCTTGGAGCTAAAGCGTTACAAGGACGGCCCAATCGGCGGCTCAATAGGCTGGTGGGAGCAAGTCAAAACCGCCGCCGAGCGTGAGCAGAAGATGCCATGCCTGATTTACAAATACGACCGCAAGCCAATGCGATGTGTGATCCCGCTGGCTGCGTTAACTAACTGCGATCACGATTACACTGTAGAGGTCGATTTCGAGACCTTATGCTATATTGCGAGGGAGGCAATGCAATGAAAGTAGAACTAAATAAATCAAATGATAACTTAGATCAAATTATAGAGTGCGCTACAAACGATAGGTTTTCTTTTGACGAGGTCAGTGATGAACCCGTTTTTGATGACATGCAGAAAGCTATGCAGAAAAATAATGATTATTATTACAAACGTGGAATATTAGATGCTTTAGATGAAGCTATATTAAAAATTGATATAGTGGACGGAAAACTACAGCTTCAAATTCTTCATATTTGTGGGAGTGCACCTAGCTCAGTTTACAAGACTTTGGACAATAAACATGTGTGGACTGACACTGAAACACAATGTCAATTAACACTTAGCTTTAAGGATGGCTATGTAAAATTCAACGCAGAGGGTGACAGTGAGCAGGAGATTATGCAATGAAAGTGCGCATAAATGGTATTAATGATCTGTGTAAACTTGCTTCTGAGGGAGATGACCACAAAACGGACCACGATTGGATGACAAACAGTGCGCATCTAAAAAAGATTTTAGATGAAAAGTGCGAATTTGCGTATAGACTTGGTTTTCTCGAAGCCGTCGATTCAACCCTTTTGGACATGGATATTGTAGACGGAAAAGTACAAATCAAGATTACCGCATTAAATGATGCTGAATATTATATAGAAAAAATACTAAGCGATACTGAAATTAGCACATGGTCAAATGGTGAGTTCAGAACAGTTCTCTCTGATACTTATGTCCATTTTGTAACAGATAAGGGGGAGATGGAAGCATGATCCCCTCTAACCAACTTACCAATGCCGAATATCACGCCAAGAAGGACTACATTAGTTCTTCTGACGTTAAGCTGGTCCACAGCAAGTCGCTGGCACACTGGAGAACCAAAGTCTACAAACCCAGCATTGCCTTCGATCTTGGCACTTGCTGTCACTCAATGGTTCTTGAAGACGGCGCTGATGTCATACGCGGACCAGAAACCCGCCGAGGCAAAGCATGGTCAGAACTGCACGAACAGGCGCAGGCAGAAGGTAAAACCCTGTTGACTTGCGGCGACTATGATCTGGCGCAGGAGATGGCACACAGCGTGCTGTTCCACCCAGCAGGTCAGCGCATGGCAGGCCCAACAACGGTCAATGAAGCGAGCTTTTTCACTACAGACCCAGTGAGCGGATTGCAGCTCAAATGCAGACCCGATAGCTACTGGGACGCAAAAGGCGTCATCTATGACCTGAAAACCTGTCAGGATGCCAGCCCACGCGGCGTGGCAAAGGACATGCAAACATATAACTACGCCATCCAAGCGGCGTTCTATATCTACTGTTTGAACCTGGCTGGCTATGAAGCCAACCAATTCGTCTTCGTGAATGTTGAAAAGGCAGCTCCGTATGCTGTATCAACCAACATTCTATCACCCGAATATCTTGAATGGGGTACGCAGCAAATGCACCTGACCCTCGACAAGATTGCAAAAGCCAACCAAAGTCAAAAATGGGACACTGGTTGGTCAGACATCACAAACGTGATTGATCTGCCACGATGGCTACAAGCCGACATTTAACTAGGAGAAAATACTATGGCTAAAACTGACTTCAAAAGCGTAATGGTGCGCAACGTCGAGTTTAAATACCCTCGCCTCAACGCGACCTATCGCTTCAACACCTCGGAGAAAAAGTCCGAGGAATGCGCGCCAACAGCCTCCGGCGCTTCATACTCAATCGGATGGGAAATGAGCAAGGATGAAGCTGGTAAGCTCCACGCCGAGCTAAAAGCCCACTATGAGACCTGCCAAACCAAGTCACCATTCAGCAAGGTATTCGGCATGAAAAAGCTGGACAACGGCAACTATGAGTTCCGCGCCAAGCGCAACGGCGTCAACGGTCAAGGCGCACTTAACGAAAAGCCTCGCGTTATCGACGGCTCAAAGCAACCTCTGGCCGATGTGGCTTTCTGGGGTGGCTCAAAGGGCAACCTGAAGGTCACAGCGTATCCCGTGACCGATCCAGACGGCAATGGTGGCATTTCGCTACTTATTGACACCGTGCAGGTCACTCACGCAGTCTACGGCGGCGGTGGCCTCGATGACTTTGACGAAGTGCCAACAACGATGGCTGGCGGCGTGGACGCATCTTTGGATGACTTTGGCCCAGCCGCAGCTCCAACAGCGTCACCAGCGCAAGACATGGCCGACGCCCTGGGAGACGATGAAATCCCATTCTAGGCAAAAGAAAACCCCTGCCAGTTGGGACGCTGGCAGGGGTTACTAGGAAAAAAGTCCGGTGATTGGTGGAAAGGGTCCGAACATGAACAGATTAACAAAAACTAGCGAAGTTGGCAAGCAGCAGCTACTGTTAGCGCACGGTGCGCTTGATACAAAGATTGGCGACAAATACCTAGAATATGACGGCATCACTTTATTTGAAATAGCCGAGATGGTGAATGAGCCGCAGTCGAAAGAAAAAGCCGACGCCTCCTTTATTATTCCGTCAACATATCGTGACCACGATGGTCGAAATCATGCAACACAACGCGAGCATGGCGAATACTGGCTGCTGGCAATCGATGTTGACGAAGGTGATCCATCACTGACAGAACTGCGCACAGCCGTTTCCAAAGTGACAGGTGACGCATCCGCACTAATCTATTCGTCATCCGGGGCAAGCGAAGATAACCGCAAGTGGCGCGTGCTAATTCCACTGGCCCTGCCGGTCAGCGGTGAAGACTACGCTGACGCACAGCTCGCACTCTTTGACCTTATGCAGCAAGAAGGCATCACATGTGACGCTGCCCTCTCGCGCACAGGTCAGCCAATCTATTTGCCCAACGTACCGCCTGCTCGCAGAGATGCGCAGGGCGAGCCGAGCTTTTACCACGGTGTGCGCCATCGCGGCGGCGGTCTGCTTATTCCGTCCGAAAGCACGATATGGGCAAACCTAGAGTTTCGCCGCAAGAATGAAGCCATCGCAGCAGAACGTGCCGCCGCAGAGCGAGCATTGCGCGCACAGGAACGTGAGCAAAAGCGCAGCCAATACGACGATGATGATCCCATTGATGTATTCAACCAACGTCACACCATCTCAGACATCATGCTTAAATACGGCTATGAGCGCAAAGGCAGATCAGACAGCTATCGCAGCCCAATGCAGTCAAGCGGGTCGTTCGCCACGAAGGACTTTGGCACGCACTGGGTCAGCCTCTCCGGCTCCGACAGAGCATCCGGCATCGGTCAAGCCAGCGGTGAGTTCTGCTACGGTGATGCTTTCGACATCTGGGCGCACTTTGAGCATGGCGGCAGGATGTCAGATGCCGTGCGTGAATACGGCAAAGAGATACGGCCAACGCCAGCCAAACAGCGTGAAGAGATCGTCAAAGCTGCATCGGACCCATATGCTGACTTTGATACCATTCCAGACCCAGAGCCTCAGCCAGAGAAGCCCAAGGCCACAATCATCATACCCAACGCCGAACAGAAGCCTATCTTCTGGCTGAAAGACGCCGAACCCGTGCTGACATCATCCTACCTAATCAAAGGCTGGCTGGGCAGAGGTCAAATGTCGGTGGTCTATGGGCCATCCAACGTCGGCAAATCGTTTTTCTGCTTAGACATGGCGCTTTGCGTGTCAGCCAGCATTGACTGGCAGGGAAGCAAGGTAAAAGGCGGACCAGTGCTATACCTGGCCACCGAGGGCGGAAACGCATTCCAGTCACGCTGCGTGGCGCTTCGCAAACAGTACGGAATAACGCACGCTCCGCTGGCTGTCAGGCCATCGCCCGTTGATCTACTGCGCCCAGAGGCCGACTTGGCTGGCCTGATTGAGCTGTGCAAGCAGATTGAGGCTGACATGGGTGAGCCGCTCGCAATGATCGTGATCGACACGCTATCCCGCGCGATGGCTGGCGGCGATGAAAACGGGCCGACAGATATGACATCCTTTATTGCCAACGCTGACGCCCTGCGTGATGTAACAGGCGCACATATCATGATCGTGCATCACAGCGGCAAAGACACAGCCAAAGGTGCGCGTGGACACAGCTCACTCAGAGCCGCCACAGACACCGAAATCGAGCTGGAAGTTGAAGGGGCGTTGCGCACAGCTACAGCCACCAAGCAGCGCGATCTTGAGCCACAGGAGCCGTTCGTCTTTAACTTAAAGGTGCATGAACTGGGCAAGGATGAGGATGGCGATGCCGTCACAACCTGCACCATCGAGCAGGCTGATCCAGACGATGTGGCCGACATGAACCAGAAGCGGCCAAGCGGTGCAAACCAGAAAGTTGTCGTGTCAGCCTTCAAACAATTGCGCGGCGAAGGCATCGGCGGAGAGAACCCAGCGGGACCAGGCTGGCCCGAAAGTGGACGTTTCTGGTGCATCGACGAAGAGAGTTTGAGGGAGTTTGCCAGAGGTAAAATGACTTCCGCCAACCCATCTGGAGCCTACACTGCGGCCATCAAAGGGCTAATCTCAAGCGGCTATATGGTGCAAAATGAGGGCAAAATATGGATTTCTGCGAAGGAAGGCAGGGTCACATGATGTACGATTTTTCTACGATTTTCATGTTGTTGATTTTACACAGTATAAACACGTTTTTCGTATTTTTCGTAGCTAATCGTAGTCAAAATCGTATGATTGGACATGACCTACGAAGAATACGATTTGCCTATAAGGCAATCGTATTAGTATGTCGGGAGAAATTTAATGGTTAAAAAGACAGCCAAGACGAGGGCTGATCGTGGCAAGTTTGACAGCAAGCATACTGACCATGCCAAGCCGATCAATCGAAAGGTCGCCGCAGCGGTTGAGCCGTTTACCTTCGCGTCAGCGGCGGCGTCAAAAGTGTGGGGTGATACGCTGGTCAATTGTGTGCCTCCAGCATACGCCGTCAGATACCGTGAGCTGCGTGATGACCTGGAAGGCGCGATGGCCGCCGAGGATGCCGCACTTTGCGTTGAGCTGGCGACCAGCCTGATTAAAGCACTAAAGATGATGAACCTGAAAGCTCGGCAGGATGGCCATGAGCCGCCGAAAGTTGACGGGCATATCTGCGAGTGGGGTGGCAAGATATATTGCTTCCTCACCAGCGGCGATATAAGCGCCGTCAGACGCGCAAACAAGAATTGGACCGTCTACCACCTGTCTGACGTTTGTGCCGTCTTAAACGCGCTTACAGACGATCTGGTGGCCCCTGTGGTGAATGAGTTCCCTAAAGCCAAGATCACAGCGGTCAGAATGTACGATGACGAGATTAACTTTGAACCAACAGGAGGGTGAAATGAAAGACAACGTGAGAACACAGGTGCTGAAAGAGGCGTCCCAACTTATTAACGGCCAGCGCGCGGCAGACTACGGTGATGCAAAAGAGAACTTTGGTTGTATTGCAGCCATGTGGTCAGCATATCTTGGCTACCCTGTCAGCGACGCTGATGTTTGTCACATGATGGCATTGCTAAAGATCGCCAGGTTGCGCAATGGCAGGCACTACGACTCAAGCTGCGATGGCGCTGGCTATATGGCGCTGGGCGCTGAGTGCGATGAGCCTGAGTAGACTTTTGCGCAAATATGTGATAAGTGACGTTCAGCGCACATCCTCCCAGACACGCGCTCTTGCTCACCTGGACCCCTGCTTTTTAGCGGGGGTTCTTTTTTGCTTTATTTGGTCGTAAGGTCGCCGGAGCAGGGAAGGTTGAGCTATGTCAAGTGAAGTTTTTGTTATCTCGAAGGGCATGGAGATTGATGCCAAGATCATTGATGCGGTGTTTGACTTCATGGATGAATGTCACGAAGAGGGATACAACGCTGCGCAAATCATGGTTGCGATGTTGTGCGTGGTGCAGATGATACAGGAATCAGCAGGCGTCTCGCAATCTATCCACTGATCGTGTACTATATGGGTGAGCTTTTCCATCGGTGGTGAGCTTTTCCATCGCAGGGGGTCAAATGTCTATTAGCTTCTCAATCAAGGCCGACACCGATCAGATGCGCAAAAAGCTGGACAACCTGGCGCGTCGGCAAATCCCCTTTGCGGTTGCCAGAGCTGTCACGCAAACAGCGGTGAAAGTTCGCAATGAGGACATCACCCGCGAATATATGCGCACATTTGAGGCGCGCAACTTATCCTTCATCATGGCGGTTCACCGGGTTTACGGCGCCAATGCTTCTTATGCAAAGCGCACAGGGATGGCTGTGGCGTCAATCCAGCCTGTTGATGATCCCGTGCCTGCTGGAACAACGGCGTCCGCTGCTGGTGCAAGGCAAGGCACAAAGAAGACCAGGGCTGGCACGCAGTTTATGAAGCGCCATGTCAAAGGCGGCGTAAAGACATCTGGGCGCACAAAGCTGGCCATTCCTGTCACGGGTGCCAAGCTGACCAGGCGGCGGTCTGGCTCGATGGAAGGCGCGATGACAAAATCGTCAAAGCCCAAACAAGTGTTGGCGCGTAAGAACACCTTTATCGGCACCAGCAAGCGGACTGGCAATAGCATGATTATGCAGCGCACGGGCAGAGGCAAAAACGCCAAGGTCAACGCGCTCTACACGCTCAAGTCGAGCGCAAATATCAAGCGCGTTTATGATCCCCTGCCAGCGGCAAAGCGCGGCATCGCGCGAACTTTCCCTAGCCTTTTCCGCAAATCTTTCGTCGGCGCGCTGCGCACGGCCAAAATTCGCGCCTGAACTTTTCCCTCGGTGGGGTGAGCTTTTCCACTGGTGAACTTTTCCCTCGGTGGGGTGAGCTTTTCCACTGGTGAGCTTTTCCCTCGGTGGGGTGAGCTTTTCCACTGGTGAGCTTTTTCCACGGTGGGGTGAGCTTTTCCATCGGTCATGGTTTTGTGTGCTTTCGGTGGCGTTTTGCTGCCCGCTTGCCGCGTCGCAGCATAATTTTGACGCCGCGCCGCGGCATTTTGGGCGGGCTGATTTAATTGCAAAATAATGGCAATTGGTGCATTTTTTACTTGCTAGGTATATGCTTTGAATATATTGAGGTGACAGGCGGTTTGATTGGCCGCTAATCTAAAAGCATACAAAGGAATGAAATCCATGAAACTAAAACAGACAATGCCTAAACACACATCGCAACACATGATCGACGGTGTCTCGGCGCAGATTGAGATATTTGAAGCCGTTCCAGATAAAGGGGATATAAGTGGCTATTTGAGGACCCTTGCACTTGCCACATTCTCTTGGGAAGGGGATCAAGATTGGCCTGTCTTTGTGGCGCAGGTCACATCGGTTGCGGATCGTATGTTTGCAGAGTTCAACAATGAGATTGAGGAAAACGTAACTCAATATATTCAATTTAAAACGGGCGGTTTTTTGTAGTTTCTAAACTACGGGAAATAATATCAATCAACAATTAAGGAAGAAAACAATGTGTAAAGAGTGCAGAACATACCCGCAAATGGCCGCCCTGGGCGCAATTGATTGTCACTATAAAATAGCAGGCGAATTCGTGGTCGGAATTTTTGGCGTTATGTTATTCGCCGCGCTTGTGTTTTATGCGCCCGCTCTTATGGCAACCGAATTCTGGACCGATACATGCGGCTATGGCGTTTTTAACAATTGGTTTGAGGTTGGTTACTATTTCCAATCGTCATCAAGCGCGCTTTGCGACGCTGCACAAATTCAATCGCAATCAATCACAAAGTAAACAGAACAAATAAGGAAGCAAAACAATGGAAAACGCTAAATATAACTTTATCGGCAATCTAATCCGCGCAGGCGGTGACGCTAAAACAGTAAAGGGCAATGGTTCGGGATATTTGACCGCAATCATGTATATGACGCCATATAAAACGCTTGGCCGCAATCTTTGTCCTATGGCAGAAACAGCCGGTTGC